ACTGTCTAACCGCTGTTTCTTGCGCGGCTTGATCTAGTTGTCCAACAAACTGTGCAACCTCTTCATCGGTGGGTGTAAACCCTGCAGCTTCAAATGCTGAACGAACTTCTGCTTCTGTGGTCTGACGCGGATCAACATATGAACCAACGGTGGTTTTTGTAGCCCCTTCAAAATCTTCTTCCCCTTGACCAACGTAAGCGGCGACCTCTTCGTCTGTAGGCGTGTACCCTTGATCCTCAAAAAACTTACGCGCTTCTGCTTCAGTTACCTGTCTTGGATTTACATAGGCTGCGATAGCTTCTTTCTGATCTGCTTCTGGTGTTGCACCGATTCGCGCAGTTATTTCTTCTTCCGTAGGAGTGTAATCTAGTTCTGCGAAAAACTGCTCTACTTCTTCACGCGTTGTAGCTTGTGGGTCATACTCTGCGGCTATTTCTGCTGCTGCATCTTCGTCATTTTCTACTTCTCTGACGTATTGAGCGGCTTGCTCCTCTGTGAGTGTCACTCCTTCTGCAGCGGCGGTGTTTATAACTTCTTGAGTATCTAAATAGTACGGGTCTACATAAGATGCGACCAGCGTAGCCACATCACTGTCAACGTTTAGACCTGAGAGTATCTTTTTTGCTTCTCCTATTATGGGCGCAGAAAATTCTATATCATAAGTCTTAAACTCATTTTCTATTTCGCTTTGTGTAACGACATTCTTATCGTACAGAGAATTAGTAACGTTTAAAGCGGCGTCTGGACCAACACCTAAATCAACGAGAGCATCGTATGAAGACTGCGCGTCCTTACTGTTTTGGATAGACGAAGGTAGTGTTGGTGGTAAGTCCCCATACTCCCCCTGTATTTTTATTTTTGCTAGGTCACCAGCATGTTGAACATCGTCAAGAGTGTATCCATAAGTGTCAAGAAGATACTCTACGGCTCCAGTATCTGTTGATATAACATAACCGTCTTTCATCAGTAAGTAATTACCGTTAAGACCTGCTAGACTTTCTAAATCTTCTTCAGAGTATAGCCCACCCCCCTGCGGATTATTTACGTCCATAAACTCTTTGGTTTGAGACAGTTCTACAGGTTGGGCGTTTGTGATAGTTTGATTTGTAGGGCTACTATTATTTATAATATCTGCGTTTGTGCCAAAGTCTTTAACCGAAGTAACTATTTGATCTCCTATAGCAATGGCTGTACCTGTACCTCCCCCCGCGATGAACCCTAATAGTGCTGCGGCAGTATTATTGCCTGAACGATCTCTAGTATCATCTATAAGAGACAAACGGCCTTCAATAAAATCTGATATGACCCCTTCTTCAAGTGCTTCTGAAAAACCCTCTTTTAAGCCAACCTTTGTAGGTTCTACGACAAAATCTTTAAGGCCCGATTTGTCATACAAGTTCTGCATTGCATCGGCCCAACCATCAGGGGCTTTCTTATCCCCAAATATTGCTTTTTCAAGTGCGCTACCACCAATCCCCATAGAAATAAGGCCCATAGTAGCGCCAACTATACCCGCAGCTTGTGCATTTTCGGTTGCATACTTTATAGCGGCGTCTTCTATTTTAGCTTCATACCGCTCCATCTCATTTGCAGGGGTGCCGCTTGGTAAATTTCTAAGGGCTACTTCTTTATAAGTCGCGTATGATTTATCATATGCATCACCTGCAGCGCCACCATACGCTTCTAGCACGTTGCCCGCTGCCGCTGTACCTAAAGCACCTCTAAGGGCTATTTTTTTAGAGAACTCTTCACCCGCTGTCTGTAGTCCTTTTTTAAGTAGAAGGCTCGTACCACCACTTGCTAGTAAGAACGGCAGTTCTTGGATAATCTCCGATACAACATACTCAGCTATAAATGTACCGGGGGAATCTGCAGCGGTGGCAAGGACTGCAAGAACTGATTCTCTAAACCCTTCGGCATCGGCTAAATTTTTACCCATTGCTTCGGCAAGTGCTTCTTTATTGGCTACATAGTCGTCGGTCTGCATTCCTGTGCCGAAGTCTTCTATGGCCTCACCAAGTTTATACAGCACACTGTCGGACACTTCGCCTTCAGTCCATCCCGCAGCGTTGGTTAATATTTTTCCATACGCAAATGTTTGCGCAAGAGAGCCTACAGAAGTAGCTGCAAGCCCTGCTGTGTTCTGTACAAAATCTACTATGGCACTTGGGTCCGCTAATTCATATTCAAGTTTGTTTATCCGTTCAGTTAGCGGGTCCATTGCTACTACATAACCTGCTTCTTCAAAAGCATTACGAACTGCGAGTAAATCCTCTCCTTGATTTATTGTTTGGGAAGTCGCTCCCGTCACGGGGTTTATGTTTAATACATCACCAATCGGGAACCGTTCCGCAGCTTCTTGGTCGCTTATACCTAACGCGCCCTGTATGATTTTTTGTATTTCTGGGTTTATTTTCGTTTCAATTTTGCTTGTCGTATATGTAGGCCCAGCACCTATGTTGGGGATTGTTACTGAATTACTTCCATAAAGAGCTATACCCTTACCTGTATCTATTAAATTTTTATATAATGCGTATGCTGCCTCTAAACTTAATTTAGAAGGGTCTTGGTCATTTAGCCATTGTTCAACTTCAGTTCCATAATTGTCAGTGCCGTCAAAAGATTTTTGCAAAACGGGATCATACGTAGGTATTATATTGTACCCTGCGTCTTTTAATATATGATAGTCCCGTAATGTTATTATCGTGTCTTCGCCCCTGCCTAATACATTTGATATATCAGCAGTGACACGACTGCCAACACCTACTGGGGCTAAATCGCTACGAATATCTTTCATAGTTATGTCATACGAATTACCAACTGGAGATTCAGCAAACGGGTTTACTTGTTGATAACCATCAGGAGTGTTTTTTAGGTACATACCATTATAATAACTATAATCCTCTCCTAACTTATCTTTTACAAACTGATCTAAACTAACGGCATCATACGTTATAGAAGTAGATACTCCATCCGCAAACGGATCAACACGCTGCCACCCACTAGGTGTGTTCCTATAATAAGACTTTGTTGCCTCGTCGTATATGTAATCGTCTGGCAACAGGGTCATAGTGATGTTATTAGGGTCTATCGTGGCGTTTACGTCTTGGTTTGCTAAATAATGTTCGTAAATATCCTCGTCTTCGCCTAGGTTGTGCATAAGGCGATAGTCTTCTTCAGTAAATCTACCATACCTGTCACCCAAATTCTCCATCATTGTCGCGGTGCCAACAACCTCGTTGGTTACCCGTTTGTATTTCTCAAACATTTCGGGGAACTCGTCTAAGTCAGACAATAAATTTTCTGACGCGGTATTAAATTCTTCCTGTAAGCCCTCTATGGTAGGCGCTATTGCATTGTATGTGTTTAGGTAATCCTGTTTAGCGGACGCGTTTGCGTTTACATAGTTTTGATATGCTTGACCTAGAGCAGCGTAATTTGTTCCTTGTGCGCCCTCGGTAGAATTATATAGATCAACTGCATCTGAATAGCGTTTGTACAAACGTTCTTCTTCAGTAAGTATCGCGTTGTACGAATTAGCCGCCGTCGTCATGTTAGACTGGGCGGTCGTCAAAGCATTAAGTTTTTCTTCAACTACTCCTTGGGTGCCAAAAAAAGAATCAAATAATTGATTTGCGCCTAACCCTTCAGCAGAATTTATATAGTCTTTAATTTGTTCATCAACCTGCGCATTTAATGAAGCAAAAAACGCATCTGTAGGCTCCATTCCACCTGATACAGCAGCATTCACACTCGCGCCCAAGGACTGAGCAAGCATTCTCACACGATTGTCGTCAAGGTCTATGCCTAACTCTTCTGAAACATCTACAATCGGCGCTATGACACCTTTTGTATAAGTGGATACTAGGTTATTTAGCGCTGCTTCACTAATATCACCGCCTTCTATTGCAGCAGTTAGACCTGCGGTAACTCCGTCTCTTATGCCAGCGCCTAAATCAGTCCATTGTTTTGTCGCTCCATCCACCTCTGTTAATATGTTACCTAATTGGTCATCAATCTTGCCAAGGACCATGCCCATACCTTCAGTAAGGCTACCTGTCAAAAAAGCATTGGACGCAGCTTCAAGGTCACCTTCTGTATGAACAAGCGTAGTTGCAAATTGTTCGGAGCCTTTTTCTACAATACTGACTATACTTTCAGGCACCCCTGCATTTTGAAGAATATTACCAGTTTGGTTTGCTACTATATCCCCTAACTGCGCACCGACATAAGATTTAAGCATAGCTCCAACTATACCTTCGGCGTCTTCTCCTTGATACGCTGCAGATGCACCTGAATTTAATGCAAATACCCAAGCAGGGGCGTTCAAAAGCACTAAGGCTACTGTGCCAATAGTGCCAAAAGGGTCTTTCTCAATCTCCTCTATTATTATTTCTCCAGATTCAATAAGGTCTAGTTCTAATGCTTCGTTCGCATCAAAAGGATTTAAGTCAATAGATTTAAAAGCCTTACCTATGTAATAGACTTCATGCTCTATCGTACCCGCAATATCTATATCAAGAAAATCTACATCATCTATGCCCAAATCAATCTCTACCGGACCACCCGGATCGTCAAAAGGATTTAAGTCAATATCTGTTATATGCGGCAAATTATTTGTACACATTATTTAGGCTCCTGAATGTTTATGGTTCCATACAAGCGCCCTGTTTTTTTCGCTTTGCGTATTTCTACCGGATACTCTCTATCTATAGCACGGAACAACGGAGTTAACCGCACATCGTCAGTGCTAAATTTTAAAACTGATATTTTACGTTGTTTTAGCTTTTTTAAGTACGCATACACTTGTCTTACAAGGTCTACAGCTTGATCCAGTGTATACATTTTTACCGCCGCTACCCTATACCCTTTTTTGTTTTCTTTTATTGGTGTGGTAAAAAATACCGTGTTACCGTACTGGTCTACAACAGTATGTTTGTTTTTACCTAATATAGTAAGGAACAACATAGTCTCACGTATTTCTTCAGGTGACGCATTATGCTGCTCCGTAAGAGAGCGCCCTATAATTGTGGGTATGTCTAACTGTTCCATCATGAGTTAGTCCCGAATGTTACATCAACCGTAGCAGATGCGACGCCGGGGTGAAGGGCTGATGCGGCTTCTGCGTGTAAGTTTAACTGCGTATCAGTAGTGGCCCAGTAGATTTCAATATAGTCATCTGCTTCTAAAGCGCGTGTAAAAACCCAGTTAACAACATAGAAATCGTTACCTTTTACATCAAATAGATGTCCTGAGTAGGGTGTATCGGTAGTTCCATTTAGCTTCTCCCAAACAGTTACCGTAGCCTCACTAGAATTATTATGCTCTATCTGAAGCGTTATAGAAAACTGATATGTACCTGCGTGGGTAACATTTATCCTGCTATTGTTTGATAGAGTTATGCTATCCGTGTGATGCGTAGAATTAAACGTAACCGCGTACCCCGTACTTGCCATTGCCGCCGTTTGGTCAACAGTGCTATAAAAAGACCCCCGTGGCATGTAGAGAAACCTACCGCCGTCTTCAGTAGATGTGAGTGTAGTAACAATGTTAGTTAAACGCCGAAAGAACAGACGTAACACGTTACTTTGCTGATCTACGAACGGTCTATCATAGCCATCAGGTGCCAGCGGTAGGGCAGGTGGTTCAACTTGGTCAATTTCATTTGCCATTATCGTCTTCCATCTGGCCTAGTATCTACACGAGGTGTACCTAACTGCCACATAACTCCTTGTCCTGTGGATTCTATTTTTAGCACCATTTGTCGCCCCCGCACGCGCATGAAAAGCTGATCTGTATATTGCTCTATGGGGGCAGTGGCACTGCGCGTTACAGTGCCCGAACTATTCCCACTTTCTGACAATGGGCTGTTAAACCCAGAACCAGAATTAGCCAACGGTTGCAAGGTTAGAGTAGCTGCAGGAGATGTGGCGGTAGAGCCTTCAAAAGTCATATCAGGGAGCACACGATTGATTAAAGCAAACCTACTCCCATCACTAAGGTCAAACTGGGAAGACGATATATTTGCCGTTATAGCTGTGCCTGCCCCTGTTTCATTGTCGTCAATACCATCTTCATGGTTCACAAGATTGTAAGTGTAAGTTGCAGCGAGAGGAAAGTTGCGTAGCCCTGAGTCTAACCATGCAGTGCGTCCCAGTGACCCGTAATACCAAGTATCTTCTAGGTAATTATAGATAACGTATTTGTCGATCTGTTCTTGGTTTGTGGAACAATAAAACCACCATATTTCGTGAAATGCTTCGTTAGTGCCCGCAAAAAACTGGTCGTACTGTAACGTATTTAGGTTATTAAAGATATGACGCTTAACATCACAGCGAAGTGGTTGTGTGCGACCATCGTATTTATAGAACTTATCTTTACCCATCCAGTATGCGACACCGTTAGCAAACGCTACACTGTTCTGAGATGCAATTGATATGTTGTTACCAACAAGCTGTGCGCCCCATACAGCGGGTGCTCCAACATACTGTATAGAATACAACGCAGAGTCCGACCAAACTAGAACCTCCTGACGAGCCTGTTTTGCGGCTACAATTTCAGTGCCACGGGAAAGTCGTAAATCACCTGCTTGGTTTGTAGACGCAGGGGTCCAGTTAACTGCGCTCTCTTGGTCGGACCACCTAACAAGCATAGGATCTTGCGTAGCACTACCTAAATTATTGCAGCCGAAACAAAATACAAACCTGTTAATATCAGATACTAGCAGTAAGTTATGCACTGTTGGTACGTCAGATGCACCGCCAAGACTTGAAAGTAATACCCCGCGAGAAGACACTCCGCTGGTAGCATCCCAGTAGTATATACTGCCGCCGCGCACACCAAATATTAAATCTTCACCAAAGTTAGATTGGCTCCAAAGCCGAATAGCTTCATTAGATGCAAGTCCGTTACTCCACGTACCACCACCCCAAGTACCCGCACCCCAGCCTGTAAGTGGAACAACTGATGCTTGACCTGTAGTGATTTGGTAAGCTGCAGTGACGGCCCCGCCACCATTGCCTGTGTCAGACGCGTTAGCCGTAGCAGATACGGTTATAGTATATTCGTTTCCACTATTAACGGCTGTTATTTGGTGTTCAGCGTTTAGGATTGCCGCAGTAATGTTACCACCCAAAGAGGCTGCGCCACTAAATGTTACAAAGTCATTGATAGACGCCCCATGACTAGCGTCAGTCACCGTTATAGTAGTGCTACCGTTAGTAGCTGCAAAAGTGGCAGTATTGGTTGTGGTTGCACGGATCGGTGTAATGTCGTTGTACGCGCCCCCTTGCTCTAAGTAAAACTTCAAGTTTGTACCTACTCCCACAAGGTTAAACCCAGATAGGGTTACCCAGTTCCACAACGAGCGACACACACCCAAAAATGTAGAAGTAGATATTCTGTTCCACCCACCTATTTTCTCTGGAAACCCCTGCCTAAAACGTATTTTATCGCCGTCGAACCAACCATTTCCTGAAGAGTAGCTAGTACGTTCGTCGTTTATTCCGGGTTTAAACTGGAGTTTCTGGAAAGGCATTTTACACCTATGAAGTTTCAGCAAACATTGGAGGGAATGTGGTTACACTTATAGCCACATGTTGTTTTAGATTTAACACTTCACCACAATCAGAACACATATCTGCGGCAAGTTCGGATTCATCTAAATCATAGCCACAAGCATCGCACACCTGATGTATTACATGAGCAGGCTCTACTGAGCCATCTTCTAGCGTCTTTGCTTTATTTTCTACGCGCATACAAGCACTCCTCTACTTTCCACTGCATAATCTTTCATACTGTTCGTTGTGCACAATAGTGTCGGTTAGTAACTGCTGATCATTCTTTAGAAGCCAAGCGGTCACATGAGCGTCAGCAAAATAATGCGGTTTTGCTATATCACAATAGCCGTTAACCGTCACGCTTTCGCACCCACTTATTAGCACGATTGAGCAGAGCATCATCATCCAAACGTTTAACTTCATTCTCTACATCCTTCGCCGTCAACATATCATCAACACGTTTTTTAGTAGCTTTTGCGCGTACTTTCTGTGCTCCGCTAGCTGCACCCTTCAAGTATACCATAAGCATGGCACCAAGAACAGCCACCGCAGCATAAGCGTACAATTTAAGTCGAGCTAGCATAAACATTAACGGTCACCCTGTTTCCATTTTTTGGTACGCTCAATGTCAATCACGCCTGTTCCGACTAGAATCACTATCGACAGAGCGCCCAAAATCAGGAGTTTCTGCCAGTCTAGCCCACCTAATGTCCCAACCAGCGGGGTAGCAAGTCCAGCAATCTTTGTGACCTGAGATGCTTGGATCGTCTTCGATTGGGCTAAGGATTTTCTGGGTTCTTTTGGAGGGGTCTTGTCCTGAGCTATCCATTTATTCACCCTAAACGTTGGACAAGCCTTGGTAACATCTGGCAAATCATTGTGACCAACAATCTGAGTAATGTTAGGAAACTCCATCCGCAACTGAGCAATTAGCCTACGCAGTGAACGATCTTGTGCATCGGTAAAGTTTTCCTCAAACTCATCATTCGCAGTACCGCCATGCCCTCCAAAGATTGCAACACCTATAGAAGTAGCGTTATACCCCTTGGCGTGAGCACCTGCACGTTCTACAGGACGCCCCTCAACGATAACGCCATTACGATCAATGAGGTAATGATAGCCCACATCCGACCAACCTTTGTCCGTATGCCATTTTTTAACCTCTGCAACTTTTGCTTCTGTTGTTTGGTCGGACTGCCATTCAGGTCTTGTTGCAGTACAGTGTACTACGATCATATCTATTTGCCGCATTTTTCACAAACTTCCTTTTTAGGTTTTGACGCCTGACCGTTTACATATATGCCATAAAATCCCGCGCCCGCACCAACAATTACCGAAACCATTCCAGCCTGCGCATTTGACGGTGCCTCAAGGCTTATGAACCATTCTGTTGTGCGGTAAAAAGCAAACCCGTACAGGGTTATAATTAGACGGGGCCAGATGCGCCATTTGTCTAGCCACTCAGGGGTTATCATTTCAAACCTCCATATCTACAATCTGACCTTGCGGTTGCAGGGCAGTATTGGATGCACCGAACCTATCATAACTGGATATTAAATCAAGTTTTTGCCGCTCAAGCACTTTTTCAAGTTTGTGCGCAAGTAAATGTTCCTTTTGCACCTGCTGCTGCGCTTGGTAGTTTTCAATACTCTCGCGGCTCCTCTGCAACTCTATGGCAAATGGTAAATTTCCAACGGGATCAAGCATTGGCTAACCACACGAATCCAACAAGAGCACCCACTCCAAGGATAAACAAAAAGACCCCAGCTATCCATTCTATTATCGTTTGCTTGATTTCCATTCTTCTAAATTCGTGCTCACGTTTCTGTTTTCTAATCTCGGCTTCGATACGAAGAAATTCCTGCCAATGAGATGGCCCCAGTATTGCAGGGTGCGATATGAGTTCACGCAAGTCGTCCCTCATTTTTTGGGCTTGCTTGCGAGCTAAGAAGACTTCCATAGCTTGCGCTTGTGTGCCACCACCAAGTGCTTTATACCAAGGCGGTTTGTCTGCCATTTTTTCTGCTTGGTCTATGTCAGCCATACAGTTAGCCCACTGCTGCAACTGTTGGCCCATGTCCTGTAAGTCACGCCCGACTTGGACGCCTTTTTTCAAAAAACTATAAGCGGCCTGTGCGCCCGCTATCGCAACACCTATTTCTATCATGTCTCATAGAACCTCACAGGGCATATAATATTAGGGTGTACGCGATAGACACGTCTAATAT